TGGTTCTACTGTAGAACCTGTTGAAGTTCCGTTTATGAATCGAGTTGTAAAAATTGCTGGAGATAGAACGTTTGAAGATTGGACTGTTACTATTTTAGCGGATCAAACTTTAGCTATTCGTGCTGATGTTGAAGGTTGGTTAAAAGAACAATCGAGTCACGATAATATTAGTGGAGCAGCTCCATCACAATACAAACGTACTATGAAAGTTAGACCAATGGATCGTAACGGGGTTGTTGTTGCAACTTATACATTCCACGGAGCTTTCCCCACTACTCTAGATGCTATTGATTTAGCTTGGGGAACAGATGGAGCACCTGCTGAGTATGGTGTAACATTTGCATACGATTATTGGGAAGTGTCTTAACTATTATTGAATTTATTACATTATGAATATTTTTGAAGCTATTGGGGATAAACTATCCAAACGAATGGGAGGTGTAAAGAATACTAACCATTCATTTGTATCACCTGATGTAGATGGTTCTATAGCAATAGACGCGTCTGATTTTAACGTTTCTCAGTTTGATATTAATGCTACTTGGAAGAATAGTGCAGAGCTTATTAAACAATATCGAGTTATAGCTAATACACCAGAAGCTAATACCGCAATCGATGATATTATAAATGAAGCTATTGTATTTGATGTTAATCAAGATTCAGTATCCATTAATTTGGATAAGTTAGAATTACCTGAAAATATCAAGGATAGTATAACAAGTGAATTTTTTAATATTCAAAAAAAGTTCGATTTTAATTATAACGGAGATGAGATATTCCGGAAATGGTATGTGGATGGTCGTATATTCTTTCATATTATAGTCAACGATAGTAATCTTAAAAAAGGTATCACAGAACTCCGTTACATAGATTCGACTAAGATTCAACTTATAAAAGAAGTTATTAGAGAAAAGGATGAAAATCAAGTTGATGTTGTAAAAGAGGTTAAAGAGTATTATCTATATACTGATGATATAAATGGACATTCAACTACACTTCAAATTGATCCAGCATCTATAATATACGCAGATTCAGGTATATTTGATGATAATTCAAATCAAGCATTATCATATTTACACAAAGCTATTAAACCTCTTAACATGCTTAATATGCTGGAAGACGCGACTACAGTATACCGTATAACAAGAGCTCCAGAAAAACGTGTGTTTTATATTGATGTAGGAGACTTACCTAAGACTCGTGCTGAACAGTATATGAAGAGTATTATGTCTAAGTATAAGAATAAAATGGTATATGATTCTAATACTGGTACTATCAATGGTGCTAAACATACAGTTAGTATGCTTGAGGATTTTTGGATTCCTAGACGATCTAGTTCTTCAACTACTGAGATTGATACGCTCCCTACAGCATCAGGTGATTACGGTTTAGATGAGTTATTATACTTTAGAAAGAATGCTTATAAAGCACTACACGTCCCATCATCTAGATTAGAAGATGGAGCAACTTATGGATTCGGTCGTCAAAGTGAAATCGCTCGAGATGAGATTAAATTCGCTAAATTTATAAACAAACTTAGAAAGAAATTCTCATTAATATTATTTCAAGCTCTCCGTGTCCAATTAGTGTTGAAAGGTGTGATAAATAAAAATGAATGGAAAGGTATTAAAGAATTAATCAACTTCGAGTTTATGGATGATACTTTCTTTGTTGAGTTAAAAGAGAGTGAAATTCTCAAAGAAAGGTTGGAAGTGTTATCTAATATGACTGATTATGTTGGTTCATATTACTCTCATGATTATATCAGGAAAAAAGTGTTAAAACAATCTGAACATGATATAGAAGAGATTGATGCTAATATCAAAGATGAGCTTAATATAAAACAATATAAAGGAGATGGAGATGGATATTAAAGATTTAATCAAACATAGTAACAATAAAGCGGCATCAAAATTTAAAGATGTGTTCTCTAGTTTATTACAAGATCGCATTTACAGTAAAATTGATGCTAAACGGCCTATAATTGCAAAGACTATGTTTACAGAAGTTTCTGGTGATAAAGAGGCTTATCAAGCTTTTTTTAATAAAAAATTAGAGAAGTTTGGAGTAGAAAGTCAATCAGAATTGTCTAAAGAAGATAAAGATAAATTCTTCGCTGAGATTGAAACTGAATGGACTGGAGATAACAAGTGAAATCTTTTGAGAGCATTGTCAATGAACTTAAAAAGAAACGAGTCGTTCGAAATGGTAAAATAGTTAAGAAGATTGTTTGTCCTGCTGGTAAAATAGTTAAAGGGGGAAAGTGTGTAACACAAACAGCAAAAGATAAAATTACAAGAAAGAAAGCTGCTAAAAAAGCAGTTAGATCTAAGCGTGGTAAGAGTTATGCTTCTAGCAAAATACAAAGAAAAAAATCTAACAGAAAAGGTAAAAATTTATGAGTAGTTTATTTAACGCTGCGGCAAATGTCATTGAAATGGATAAAGTTGATGTTAAACAAGTTGTGATGCCGTCTATCATTGAGGCTGCATGGGTAATGTTTAAAGCTGATGATGATGACTTTTCAATGGATTTAATGGATAAGTTTGATGATATCGAGTTTTCAGGTAACTGGATGGTAGCTTCAACTAAAACATATAATAATGTTGTTAAATTAGCTAAGAAAGAAAATATGAGATTGGAGAAAAGATAATGTTACTTATAACAGAAGAAATGTCCAATCAAACTCTAATTACAGAATCTAAAGACAAAGAGTTGTATATTAAAGGAGTGTTTGCGCAATCAGATGTTTCTAATAATAACGGTCGAATATATCCTAGAAAAGTTATGGAAAATGCTCTTAATCAATATCGTTCAGAGTGGATTGATAAGAATAGAGCTATCGGAGAGAATAATCACCCTCAATCACCTCAACCTGATATGACTAATGCATCTATCCTTATAAAAGAAATGATATTCTCTGGTAATGATGTTGTGGGTAAAGCTAAAGTGTTAAATACACCACAAGGTAATATTCTAAGAGGTCTTATCGAGGGAGGAGTGCAAGTTGCAGTATCTACTCGAGGCACAGGATCAATCAAAAAGAAAAATGGTATCAACGAAGTACAAAATGATTATCAAATTTTCGCAGTTGATACAGTGTTAAATCCAGGAGCTCCTTCAGCATTCGTTCAAGGTATAATGGAAGGTAAAGAATGGACTATGGGTATTAACGGTGAGATGTTAGAGGTAGATGCGAAACGGTTAAAATGTCATCAAGAATTTGTGAATAAAATAGTTAAAGCTAAAGGTATTCATGAAGATATAATGTTTAAAGCTTTTGAGAGTATAATACGTACTATTTAGTGTATTTTTAAAAGATAAATAATATTACGAAGATAGGTTTAGATTGAATATTAGTATAGTTGTTCAAAATAGAACATAATTAAACGGAGATGTTATGAAAATTAAATTAGAAAATGGTTCTATTTTGGAACTGAAAGATGGTCAGTATATATCAGAAGATGGTGAGACTATGCTATCTTTAGATGAGGCAGAGCAAGCAATACTAGACGGTAAAGTTGAAATTGTTACTGAAGATGATGAAGATGATGATGAAGATGAAAAAGAAAAATCATCAGATGAGCAGAATGATGGTGAAGACGATGAAGATGATGAAGACGATGATGATGAAGACGATGAAGACGATGATGAGCAGAACGAAACTATAAAACCTAGTGTATCATTCGAAAACATCAATATCCAAGAAGATATCCAAGATATGTTTGGGGATGCTGAGTTTGGAGATGATTTTAAGAAAAAAGCTGAAGTTGTATACGAGGCTGCTGTTAAATCTACAATCAATGCTCATATCAGTAAACTCGAAGAGACTCATAAAATCGAAGCTGAATTATACATCAAAGAACAAGAAGAAAGATTTGAGGTTAGTGTTAAAGAAGGTATAGATGAAATGACTGTTAACCTTAACTCTTATCTCGATTATATCGCAGAAGAGTGGATGACAGAGAATAAACTTGCTGTTGAAAACGGTATTAAATCAGAATTAACCGAATCATTTATTACTGGTCTAAAAGATTTGTTTACTGAGGCTTATGTAGATATTCCAGATGATAAACGTGATCTTGTTGCTGAGCAAGCAGATAAAATTACTAAACTTGAAGGATCTCTTGATGAAGAGCTTAATCGCAAAGTTGCAATGAAAGCTGAACTTCATGAAGCAAATCGTAAAGCTGTATTCGATAAAGCTACAGATGGATTAACTGAAACAGAAAAAGCAAAACTTGAGGCATTAAGTACCGACCTCACATACGAAACTAATGAGGATTACTCTGATAAATTAAATATCCTCATAGAGAAACATTTTAACCAAGTTGATGAAAGCGATGATTCCGATACTCCGGCTGTAGAGCCTGAGACGTCCGATAATGAAGCATCTTATGATGATTCTATCTCTGCTTACATGAGCGCTATTACTAAAAGTTCAATATAGGAGAAACAATATATGTTTTTAACTGAACAAGAAGAAGTATCGCTGAGAGAGAAATGGGCTCCAATTCTAGAGCACGCTGATCTCCCAGAAATTAAGAACGCTACCCAGCGTGATATCACAATCCGTCTCTTAGAGAACCAAGAGAAACAACTTAAAGAAGATGCAGTAACTACTGGCAATGTATCTAACTGGGATCCAATCCTTATCAGCTTAGTTCGTAGATCTACTCCTCAACTACTCGCTTATGAGACTGTTGGTGTACAGCCTATGACTGGTCCTACTGGTCTAGTATTCTATATGAAGAGCTACTACACTAACACTGCAGGCACAGAAGCATTTGCTCCTGGTCAGAAACCTAATACCGCTCACTCTGGTCCTATGACTACTGCTGACGGTGAGACTTTAGGTGGATTCAATGGTGGAACTAATAACTTCAGCGAGATGAGCTTTGGAATCGAGAAAACTTCTGTTGAAGCTAAAACTCGTGCACTTAAAGCTAAATACTCAAATGAAATTGCTCATGACCTTAAAGTTATTCATGGTCTAGATGCTGAGACTGAATTGTCTGCAATTCTTTCTAATGAGATTATCGCTGAAACTAACTGGGAGATTATGGATCTTCTAAGCTCAGAAGCTAAAGCAGGCGCTGCAGGCGCTACAGTTGCTGGAACGTTTGATCTTGCTGATACCGCTGATAATAAAGGCGCTCGTTGGGGTGGAGAGAGATACAAATCACTCATCACTCAAATCAATAAAGAAGCTAATATCATCGCTCGTGAAACTGGACGAGGCGCAGGTAACTTCCTAGTTGTTTCAGCTGATGTCGCTTCTGTACTTGATATGACTGCTAATCTAGCTACTGATTCTGCTGTTGTCTCACAAGGTATGAGCACTGACGTGACTCAGAGCTTGTTTGCTGGTGTCTTAGGCGGAAAATACAAAGTGTTTGTTAACCCTTACCTTGCTGCTGATGAAGTCATCGTTGGATATAAAGGATCATCAGAAATGGACGCAGGTCTGTTCTATTGTCCTTATGTTCCACTTCAGATGTACAAATCAACTGGTGAAGAGGACTTTGCTCCAAGAATCGGGTTCAAGACTCGTTATGGAATTTTGAGTAATCCTATGACTGGTGAAGGTGCAGGAACTAACAGCTATTACCGTAAATTCTCGGTAGCTAATTTATAAATTTTAATTTATAAATGTTAAAAAACCCCAAGTTTCGGCTTGGGGTTTTTTTTTTGGTTTAAAAAGGATAAATAAACGTATAACGCAAAAAAGAAAGGGATCTCTAGTCTCTTTCTTCTTCTAACACAACAATACTGGAATATTATCATGCATAAATCTATTTATCCCTTCATCGTTACAAATAGACGTAAAGATGTTACAAACATCAACATCCATTCACCTTCTGAATTAATAGAACATATTAATAATAACGGATCAAGAGCAAAGAAACGTTCTTCGAGTGATAGTATTGTTATTGATATTAATGTAGATCTAGAACACATTATTAAAAATAATTTAAACAACAACCGTATATCTACCACACAACTAGATAACGTGATATACAGTTACATGGGAATGTACAATGATCAGAAGATATTAAGTCATCTACAATTAGGATATTGGATTAATAGAGGACACTCTAATGAATACGCTACCCTACGGATATCAGATATCCAGAAGTGTAATTCTGATAAAAATTCTTTAGAATCGTTAATATCAAATTATGGTAATGTCATTGGATTAGAAAAATACAAAACTACCTGCCGTAACAAAGCATTCGGATCATCATTAGATGGTTACATTGATAGATATGGGGAAGTAGAGGGTTTAAAGAGATATAACATAATGAGAAGTAACAAAGCATTTGGATCGTCATTAGATGGTTATATCGATAGACATGGCGATGAGAAAGGTCTAGTTATATTTAAACAACGATATTCATTATTACACAATGAGTTTACTACAATACCTCCATTCATCTTTGGATATCATTCAACAGATTATAAAAGAAATTTAATTCAATATTGGAGACAGATGAACCCTTTGTATAACATTCCCAATGGGTTCACTGTGCATCACATAACACCCAAAACAGTTGCTAAAGATAGTGGATGGACTGAAGAGCAAATAAATCACCCTAGAAATTTAATAGCACTTCACCCTGATGATCATATATCAATTCACAGATTGCGAGGAGATAAGATTAACGACAATTTCATTGGAGTTGTTGGAATAAGCAATAAAGGTAAGAAAGCTTATACCGATGGAGAGAAGACTTATTACTTTGATGAAGGGGATGCTCCTATTAACATGATAAAAGGACGATTTGGAGTATCACGTAGAAAAGGTAAGAAGTGTTACAATAACGGAATCCAAAACGTATACTTTAAAGATGGTGATGAAGTACCTCTAAACTTCAAATTAGGACACTTGAAATCACGATCTAAAGATACAGTAATTAGTTAAACCGAGGGTTGCCTATCGATACTTGGTTAGTGTAGACAAACTCCTCAGAGTTGTCAGCAAAGACCATTTTATATCCCTCACCATCTTTACCGCCTAAGTTGTATACAGAGACTATATTACGTCCATCTACTGTCTCATCTCCAGCATTTATTTTGGTTCCATCGTATAACTCAACGCCCCAAACTTGAATAGTTCTACGTGGCCCACTTTTCTTTTTATCACTTCTTTTCATGATTATATCCTCTTTTTAATATCATACTAATTTAGTGTGATATTATTTATCATTAAATAAAATAGCAGTGAACAAAAACATTTTTACATGATACAATACTATTATAATTCAAATATTCGATTAAGCTTGTAGGTAGCAACTAATAAACCTATGGTAATCCCTTCACAACTGTATGAGAGGGTATCCGAGTCGCGAATGCTCAGTCTATACCCACTACCATTAGATGAATGAACAGCCTCAATAATAGATGGACCCCTAACAGGAGAAGAGTTCATGGGTATAGACGATAAACTCCCAAAGTTTAATAAGAATCAATAATTATTAATCAACCCTTCAATTATCAAACCTATCAGGATAATAAAACACCAACTACACTGTATAAGTATCATGCTCAGATATCTGAGAATTTAGCTCTAAAGGCGAACCAATGTATTATGTAGAATCCAATCAACAGTCATGAATTAACATGATCTCTGATGAATGAGGAATAAGGCAAACCTCATATACCAATACCATTTAATTAAGAATTTGAATTTTATTTTTATTTAAGTGGTATTGGTTGGGGGGACTGCGCCTGAATTAAATAAACTCTTTAAATCCTTTACTCTTTAAATCCTTTAAAAGAATAGGAAGCGCAGCTTCCTGTTTTGCGAAGCAAAACTAATTAGTACTTTAAAAGATATATTAGCCCCCTTAAAGAGATTTTAAGGTACCTATTCATTAGAAATCTCTTTAAGGTACTTATGGGAGCTGCGCTTCTCTAATATGAATGAAACTCTAATCCTAATTCTCTATACGACATACCTTCAGGATCAAATGGTAACCCTTTAAGCCAACTAGATTGACTTATATTTCTTTTAGTTATTAATACATCATAATTTGCATACTTATGTCTATTAATGGTACCAATTCCTATTCCAGTTGCATCAGATAACTCTTTAGCACTTCGATAACATTTATCTTGATATGAATACATCCCTTTAGAGTTGATACCTGAAGTTCCTTTACGCGTCTTCTTATCTAAATCTCCTGTATAATTAAATCCTATTTCACGCCAAGATAACCCTATAGGATTGTAAGAGAGGTTTTGAAGATATATATTTCTGTTTAAATGCATCTCAGTAATGATAACATCCAATTCTTTCTTACATATATTCACACACGTCCCTTCAGTTAATCCTGTGTGATCAGCTAACTCAGATGCAAGTAGAAAATGTAATCCATTAAGCTCATAATGACCACTCACTTGCCAATTATCATTACCCTTCATCTTAGATAAAGAACCTCTAATCCACCCATCCCCAGGAGATTCTTTTCGTTTAATCTCTCTAACTCCATTATTGTAAGTATTAGTACCAAGAGTAGTTCCCCATTTAATATGAGTGGAACTAGGACACTCTCTCATCATAGTAGACTTTAACGTGATAGTATCGATCCACCACTTCATGTTTTTACTGGTTCCCTCTAATACCCACCCCACTCCAGGATTTTCATCAAACCACTCATACTTATCAGACTCTATATTTCTGTAACTTTTGTATCTCATATGATGCATCTTATTACTCTCATATAATCTTGATGAGTGATATCTATTATCAGATTTAAATATCAATAAAGCGTGATGCATCTGATACTTAAACTTACCAGAAGTGAACTTTGTTAATAATAAATGCACTATAAAATGCTCTCTCAATGATAAATGAACAAGCTTAATCCCTCCGATACACTTGGGTATTATGTGATGCTTCTCGATTCTAGAAGCGATACAAGGATCAGTTAATCGCTTATTGATAACATTACAATACCATTTGAAGTATTTGTTATCGTTAATTTGAATATGTTGATCTTGGAATTGTTGTTGAATGTCATTCATGATATTATTTATAATGGAGGTTACATTGGAGATAAATAACACTAGATATTTTATCTATGGCCTCTTTGGTCAACTTTAACTTTTATAGGAATTAAAAATCATGTCTGAATTTAGTAATTACGCTGAAACTGCTATTCTTAACGCTACACTTAATGGTGTTGCTCTTGCTGGAGTTTCTCCTTTCATCGCATTAGCAACTGCTGATCTTAGTGATGCTAACACAACTGCTAACGAAGCTGGAGCTGGTTTCCCTTCTTATGCTCGTCAAGCTGCTACTTTTAATGTAAATGGTAATAGTGCTTCTAACACAGCTGCAATCAGCTTCCCTGCTTTTGACGGTGCTTCTGCTGCAACATACACGCATATCGGTATCTATGATGCTGCTTCTGCTGGTAACCTTCTTTATCATACACCAATGAACTTTGCGAAGACTTTGACAAACGGGGATGTTATAACGTTCTCTGCTGGATCTGTGACAGTAACTTTAGACTAGTAATAGTTTAAAATCTTAGTCGGAAACGGCTAAAATAGAAACCCCAGATTTATTCTGGGGTTTTTTGCGTATATAGTAAATGGTATCGATAAATAAAATGAAAGCTCTTCGCGGACTGTAATCCCAAGAGCGGTACTGTAACAATTTTAAGGATTAAGCACATGTCTATTTATAATAAAAATCAAAATACCCCTATCAACAAATATCACCAATGGTATATTAATATTATTGATCGTGGTCTTGATCGATTAGATTACGTTGATGGTGAAGTACATCACATTATACCTAAGTCTCTTGGGGAACGGATAGCAAAGATAATCTAGTTAAATTAACATTTAGGGAGCATTTTATCGTTCACATTTTGTTATGTAAATTCGTTGAAGGGCAGAATAAGTATAAGATGTTATCTGTAATAGAGCGGTTTCATGGTAAAAAGCAACAATATTGTAACAGTCGATTGTATAAACACGCTAAGTTAAAGTGGTCGAAGTATAGATCATACATTGAAAGTGGGTTGTATAGTTGGTACAATGAGGATCCTGGTGAATGTTATAATAAACAAGGGTTTACTACAGATCATAAGCAATAGTTTAATGTTATTACTGAACAATGTATATCTTCCATTAACTGTCCTGGAGATGATTGGGTATTGGGGGGACCTATTAAAGGTGTAGCATATTATAATACAGAAAATGGTGAGTATAAATATTTCAAATTTGATCTGGGGAAGTTTAAGTCAATATAACCTGTATTCTGGTAAATCATCGAAAACGTTGATTTTTAGTGTAAAATAGGTACTATCACTGCAGACGCGTAAATCACCGAAAAATGCCCCTGTGTTTATAAGGGGTTATATAGCCTTTTTTCCAGAAAATACGGAAATTTTGGAATTTTGAAATGATTAATCATGAACATCTTTAAATTTATATTGTATACTTATATAATGCCTAAACATTATAAAACAGATGACGTATACGTAGCCGCTAAGAAACGATTGGAATACATGTTCGATGAATTTGATCACGTATCTGTTGCATTCTCTGGAGGTAAAGACTCAACTGTTATGACGCACCTTGCTCTTGAGGTAGCAGAAGAGATGGGGATAGGACCTCTTCATGTATATTGTATAGATCTTGAAGGTAATTATAAGATGACAGATGTTCATATTAAAGAGATTCTTGAGCTTCCTAATGTAATTCCATATTGGATTTGTTTACCTTTAAACCTTCGAAATGGAACAAGTGTACATGAGCCTTATTGGACTCCATGGGATCCTGAAGATGAAGAGCATTGGATTCGTCCTATGCCCCCTGAATCTTATGTAATTAATATAGATAATCATGAGTTTGATTTTTGGAGAGATCGAATGGAGTTTGAGGAGTTTGCTCCTTTGTTATCACGATATTTCAATGATAAGTTGGGAGGAACATTAATAAATCTAGTTGGAATTAGATCAGATGAGAGTCTCAATCGATTCCGAACGGTTACAGGAGAACGAGCGTCAAGATATAAAGGTGTTCATTATACTACTAAAGTTAATCCAAATACTTATAATGGATATCCGATATATGATTGGCGGACGGAAGATGTTTGGCGATATATTGGTAAGAATGATTTATCGTATAATAAATTATATGATCATATGTATCTTAATGGTAAAAGTATCCATGAGATGAGAATATGTCAACCGTATGGGGATGATCAGAAACAAGGACTGGATCAGTTTCATGCAATCGAACCAGAGACTTGGAATCGAACTGTTAATAGAGTGCAGGGAGCAAATTTCGGAGCTAAGAATCCTAGAAGTAAAGCGTTAGGGTATTATAGAGGTACTGGATTACCTGAAGCTATGCCGTCATGGAAAGATTATACATTATATATGTTAAAAACTCTTCCTAAAGTGACATCTGCTCAGTATATGAGGAAGTTTGCTGTTTTCATTGAATGGTGGGGGAGGAATGGGTATCCATTTGATGATATTCCGGATATCATTGAAGGCAAATCACTTGGAGATAAATCAGCTCCTAGTTGGGCTAGAATGTCAATGACAATTCTAAAACTTGACTTCATATGCAAGAGTTTATCATTTGCTCAGAATAAGAATATTCGTGATTGGATTGATGATGTTGAAGCTGGAACTAAAGTCGCTGTGAGAAAAGGGGTTCAGGTTGATTTTGATAGATTAGTTAAGTTGGTCAATGATTATAACTTTCAAAATGAAACCCAAGACTAGTGCTAGTTAATCCCACAACATCATCTATCGATCCTAGTTGTTGTAGGAGTTTATTTCGTTGATATGACTTATCATTGATTAGTATATCACGTTTACAGTATGATTTAATGGATGTGTCAGATATTGATACTTGATACATCTCTTGAATATAATTAACCATATCTAACGCTGATGTGGTTTTAATAACATCTCTGAAACAATAATATCCTTTAAAGGTAGGATGTTTAATTCCCTTTAAATTAGAACCTCTCTCCCAATCAATTCCGGGAGATTCTTTTGCGGATGTTTGATCTCCATTAATTTTGTTCCTCCATCTAAACCGTCCCTGAGAGGATCCTTGTTGAATCCAATTACCTTATCAATATCACCTCTTCGTGTAATGTTAGCTTTCTTGTTAGCTCTCTGATATGAATTTAAACCACTCTCATCGATATCATTTAATCTGATTTCAGTTACTCTCTGATGAGTGTTGAGTCCATTCACATCAATGTTATTCAATTTTGTGTTTGCTGATTTTCTAGCTGTCTCTGAATCAGATATAAATTTACCATTAGCGTATGACAGATTGTAAAATAAAGGATTGGAAGCTGCTTCGTATTCTCTTTGTAGTTGTTCCTCATAATCGACACACTCTTTCTTAGACGAAAACGTTTTAATGATGATTCGTTCTAATTGGATTGAGTGATTATCTTGAAGCTCTCTGAGATAGGGGACTGAAGAGGATCCATAATAATTATCCTCTTCTGGATCAATGTTGTTATCTTGAAGCTTTTTACGATATGATGAACCAATGTAATACTTCTCTGTTCCTATAGGATTTAGATTAGTTATTAAATAAACATAAAAGTTGAAACCATTATAAATAGATGTATGCATGATAATAACTATCCTTATTGTTGTGTTAGAAAAGGAATAATGTTCGTGCGTTATTCCTTTTTGCGTTTCTGTAGTTATTTATCAAAATATATTAACTTTTGTCATTTTATGTGGTATAGTAATATTACAACCTCAAAGGAATATATTATGAATGCAATCGAACAACAATTAAATGAGTCCGCTCTATCACTTAAAGATCCTATCAAAGATTCTATCATTGATCTTTTATCTCAATTAGAAGGAGAAGTTTTAATAGAAGTAATTAACGATCTTCGGAAAACTATTCATGAATATAGTCCATTTAAAAATGAACCAGTTGATTATGTTAAATGGGTACCTAATGATACATTGAAACCTAATGACTGGAACCCCAACTCAGTAGCAGGACCTGAAATGCGTTTACTGAAATTATCTATTCAAAAAGACGGCTTCACTATGCCCATCGTTACTATGGAGAATGAAGAAGGGTACGAGATTGTTGATGGTGCTCATAGGACTAAGTCAGTTAAAGGTGATAAAGATATAAAACTGAGATTGCACGGATATGCTCCTATTAGCATTATTAATGATACTACCAGTTCTGTTAGTGATAGGATGAGTAGTACGATTCGTCATAATTTAGCTCGAGGTGTTCATGGTGTGATTCCTACAAGTGATATGGTAGCTGATGTAATCCGTAGAGGTTGGTCAGATGAACAAGTTATGAAAGAGTTTGGGATGCAACAAGATGAGGTTCTGCGTTTTAAGCATATTACTGGATTAGGGGTAATATTTAAAGATGAAGAGTACTCTAAATCATGGGAATAATCGTAAATAAAATAAGCATAAATAGAAAGTATTACATGTATTTGACGAGGTACCATGAAAAATTTTCTAGAATATTCCACAGCACTATCACTACTCGAGAAGGTATCTGCTCAAGATTTCAAAACAGCTGAAAAAGATACTAATATAAGAATTGGTATAGAGTTTGAGATTGCTAAGTGTGATCTTATTGAGACCAATACATTTAAGATTGATGTTATACAATCAGATTTTGATATCTTAGTTTTTCAATTGGTAGAATATGGTAATAATTTAGTGTCAGCTAGAAATGACTGGGTTTCTGATATGGGATCTATGCTTGATAATGCTATAGCTGATGTAAAAGATAAATTAAATAGTGATAGTATTACTAATTATGAAAGAGTTGAGCTTGAAGCTGAACTCAGAGAATTCGATTTTATGGATCCATATGATTACGGTGAGTCTGTTAATTCAGATGTAATAGAATATTTTGATACAGTGTCGTATGATGTGTCGTATGGTGAGTATGTAGATTACGTAGAGTATTTAGGAGGGTTTTTCCCTGAGGATCAAGAATTTATATCAATGGTATATGAAATAACAGATTATGGTGTGACTAATATTAAAGATGGTGATGTATATGAATCTACATTATTCTTGGATCTCCCTGTAGTAATAGATAATTATTATAATGAGGATTTTGTTATAGATAAAACTGGTTCTGCTTGGAAAGATTTAGTTAAAATAACTGGTCGAGAACCTAGAATTGAAATAAATTCTTCTGATGTTGATTATACTGTTTGGACAATTACTAGAGATGAGTCTTTAGAAGCTGGAGGAGTTGAAATAGTATCATCTATATTAACACTTAAAGATGGTTTAGATGCTTTAATGAAGATGTATAAATGGATCGATCTGTATGGTGATACAGGGAATGAATATAATACAGGTTTACATATTAATATGAGTTTTGATGGATATGATATGAGTAAATTTGATTGGCTTAAATTAATCTTGTTTATTGAAGAAGGAGCTATCTATAAAGATTTTAATAGAAAAGATAATAGATATGCAAAACCAGTTAAAGATTTTATCATCGATTTAGATGGTAAATGGGATGGTGTATCTAGTAACGAGTATTTTCAAACTTTAAAAGTCGATGGTCCAGGGGGAGAGAATAAAGTAAAGGATATGATTAGAGGAGGAAAATTCTTTGGTGTTAATTTTACCAATGATGATCGTATTGAGTTCCGATATCTAGGAGGAGCGTACCATAAGAAACTTAAACAAACAAGAGATAGTATATTAAGATACGCTGCTTGGATGAGACTTGCTCTTGATCCTCAATACAAACGAAATGATTATATCAAAAAACTCATTAAATTAATCAGCCTTGAAGCTAAGAATGTAACTGATAGATCTATTATTGATGATGGTACTAATATAGGTAATCGTTCAGAAGGGTTCTCAGGTGATAAACCATTATGGTATGTAGTGGAAAAAGATGGTAAATTTATTTATACAGTTACTCCAGCATTTAAGATTATTAAAACTGAAAAACTTAGGTTTATGTTGAATGATTTTAGATTCAAATATCATATTCTTTTGAATGGAGTTAATATCAAGAATATCATGAATGGAAATCCAGTAAACGATGAAAGAAGAAAGAATCAATTTCTGATTGCATTGAGAGCGTTTAAAGAAACTGATAAATCTAAAAAGGGTCTGGTTAAGTTTGTTTTATCTTATTATTAATGATGTAAATAATCTCGAGATACGATAAATACTAATATGAGAAAACCAAACGAATCATTATTTGACCCTGAGGAACTAGATTCCGCAAGCGGAAATTCATTTAGATTAATTTTCCAGAAACTGCCTTCAGTTACATTTCACTTAAAGGAAGTTAATCTTCCTGGTATAAGTATTAGCTCTATTAATAATCCCACACCAGGACTTGATTGGAACCTTCCTGGATCTACGATTACATTTGATTCATTAGAGTTATCATTTATAGTAGATGAGAAGTATGAAAACTGGAAAGAGATTTATAATTGGATCATGGAGTTGTATAATCCAGATACCGGAAGGAGTACAGGGGATCTTCAAAATCAATTAATGGAAGCACAGCTATATATAAAATCAAATAGAAACAATTCAATCAGAGTTGTGAAATTCCATAACATATTTCCTACCACTATTAGTTCTATTGATTTCAGTACAGAGAGTGTTGGAGAACCCCTTATAGCATCTGTTAGCCTCAGTTACACTACATATAATATGGAAGCTGTTTAAACCTCATAATATAGTTTATCTTTTTATTTACTTTTACTATTTCATGTAGTATAATTGTGATATGAATCTAGATGAATATCAAATTGAAGGGGAGAAAGACGTTTGTATCGATCAATCTAAAATTGATCTGGTATCAATTAACATCCCATTACTATCTTCCAAATGGCTTAGATATCTTAATAAAGAAAAGATCAAACTAAAGAAGTATACCCAAGAACGTGATACTATCAGAAGAGATCGATATAGCTACTACGCTGGATATGGTGAATCCTATTTCAAATATGCATTACAGAAGACAGAGATCAAAGAGTATCTGAATGCAGATGAAGATCTTCAAGAAATTGAGATGATCCTTGAGTTACAACAAGTCATTGTTGATTATCTAAAGGATGTGATCTCTATTCTTAATGTGTCGGGGTATAAGATTAAAAACTTTATAGATTGGAGGAAATTTCAAGCTGGAGGATATTAGATATGATAGACATAACAAAAATAGATGATGTATATCTTTATATCTCATCAGATGATACAGGTGATCTACTTCAGATTGATGAAGAGTTTAAATTCCGCGTCTCTGGATACCGTTTTATGCCTGCTTATAAAAGTGGTCGATGGGATGGGTTTGTTCACTTATTTAATATCCGAGATAGAACAATCCCAATCGGACTGTATAATAACCTAGTAGAATATTGTGATACTAATAACCTAGAATATTCAGAAGATATAAAAGATACATTCAAAGGTCCATCAGACTTTGATCATTCATTATACCCAATATCGATTAAACAAAATATAATAACCCTTTACGATTACCAAGAAACTGCTATTAAATTTATTATTGAAAATAATAGAGGTATTATCCTTAGCCCAACTGGAAGCGGTAAATCATCTATCATATACCAACTCATTAGATATTGGTTAGATAGCCACGAAGATAAAATTCTCTTAATCGTTCCTAACTTATCATTAGTCAATCAGATGAAAGCTGATATACTAGACTACTCTGCACTCGATGATACATTCAACGAAGAAGATATCCACATTATTAAAGGTGGTACCAATAAAGATGGGCCTGGAAGATTGTATATAGCTACTTGGCAGAGCTTGGGAAAAGTATTGAAAGATCCTTCTATGACAATATATTGGAACCAATTTAAAAGCGTTCTGGTTGATGAAGCCCATCTAGCAAAAGGTCTTACGATAACAAATATCATTAATAAATTAACAGACTGTCCAAATAAAGTCGGATTAACTGGTACATTATCAGCTGACGAATCTAAAACGACCAAATTGCAACTTCAAGGTCTCTTCGGCCCCATACACATAACCACCACAACTAGAAAATTAATTGATAGTGATACTGTGGCAGATATGCGTATAGAAAGTTTATTATTAGACTATCCCGATGAACTAAAACAAGATTGTAAACGATTAACATATCAACAAGAAATTGATTGGATTGTGATGAACCCTAATCGCAACTATTTTATATCCAAATTAGCTAGTGTGCAAAAAGGTAACACGATAGTGCTGTTTAATTTCATCAAACAAGGAGAGGATTTATTCACAAGGATATCAGAGATGGCTCCTGATAGGCAAGTGTATTATATATCAGGAGAGGTTAAAGGTGATATCCGAGAAGAAATCCGAAACGCTATAGAGGGTCACGATGATGCTATAATAGTTGGAAATATTTCGGTTATAGGTACGGGTATATCAATTAACAAACTCCATTCAATGATTTTAGCTCATCCCACGAAATCACGCATCAGAACCATTCAAGCCATAGGACGTTTGTTGAGAAAACACGAAACTAAAGATAAGGCGATAGTATATGATCTCGCAGATGATTTGTCGTGGAAGAAGCATAAAAATTACGGATTAAATCATTATCAGTTACGCGTCAAGTATTATAATCAAGAAAAGTTGGACTACACTGTTAAACGAATTAAGATTTAACATCTTCGTAGTAATAGAATCCCAAATCATAGTATGATTTACCTACAGGGTTCTCTGGTAATGATTGAAGGAATTGGCTTCTAGCGAAAGATCCTTTTGTGATTGTTGTTTTGAAATTAGTTTTCTTGAGTATCTGAATACTAGATGTGGATGGGCTATATCCGTAACACCTTTTAATAGCTTTAACTAATGCTGGTGCAGTGTTAAATTGCCCTAAATTATTAAATCCGTAACGTTGGTGGTTATACATAGTTTTGAATCGCTTCTGTGAAGACTCTTTTCCGATAGTATTTTTCCAGTTAGGATCATTTTTAGTTTTCGTTGCTTTAATGGCAGCACTTTGATGGAGGTTTAAACTAGTTGATGGGTCTATAATTGACTTCGTTTTATTAACTTTGATCGCTACACTTTGATGGATGTTTAAATTAGTTGATGGATCTACAATTGATTTTGTTTTCGCTCCTTTGATGGCAGCACTTTGGTAAATGTTTAACCTAGTTGATGAATCTACAATCAACTTCGTTTTATCAGCTTGGATAGCTACACTTTGGTGAATGTTTAATCCAGTAGTTGGATTTATAATCGACTTTGTTTTATTAACTTTGATAGCCGTTCGCTCAATAACGTTTAAACCAGTCTTCAAATCGATATCATTCAACATCGTTTTTTGCGCTTTGATGCTCCCAATTTGAAACGAATTTAAACCAGTTGTTGAATCTATATTATTTGACCTAGTCTCTACCATTTTTAATGTTGATTCAACAGTCGTTAGATGTCCCCCGTTAGCATACGCTAGATTGTAGAATAAAGGATTGGAAGCAGCTTCGTGCTCCCTTTGTAACTTCTCTTCATAATCGAGACACTCTTTCTTAGAGGAAAACGTTTTAATGATAACACGCTCTAATTGAGGTGAACGAGTTTTTTGGAGGGTGTTAAAATGTTCAACTGTTGATGATCCATAATAAGTATCCTCTTCAGGATCTATATTATTTTAATGTTTTTCGAGTAGCTGAGCCGATATAATACTTTTCAGTTCCTATAGGATCGAGATCAGTAATGAGGTAGACGTAAAAGTTGAGGCCACTATAAATAGATGTATACATTATTAACTCCTTTGAAGTTAGTTGTGTTAGAAAGGGATTAACGTTTCAGCGTTAATCCTTTTTGTGTATCTATAGTTATTTATCCTTTAGGAAGTTAACAAAGTGATCTATATATGGTATAATGAAGAGAATTAAACTATGAGGATTACATTATGAGTGAAGATTTATCTGAAGCGAAACCGTTAACTAAACGTCAGTTGTCTATAGCAGCAGATAAAGAAAAAGGGCACTATGTAAATAATGTGGCGCTATCTATCCGATTAGAACAATACGCCGCTGAATGCATCGACGCGGCTGAAGCTGGTTTAGATAAACCTATTGTCCCTCACGATATAGCAGAAGCAGTGATGAAGATTGTTGAGAAGATGTCACATAGACCGAATTTTTCAGGGTACAGAGTTGGGGGATGGCTCAGTGAGATGAAACTGGATGCAATTGAAAATGTATTAAAATACATTCACAAGTATGATAAAGAGAAGGCACCTCAGAAGTATTCAGGGTACGCGTACATTAGCATTACTGTGTGGAGAGCGTTTCTTCGTCGAATTGAGAAGGAGAAGAAGCATACCCGTATTAAGACGAAGATGTATGATACATTAACGGATAACACAATGTTCATGCACCTTGATGCTCATGACGCTGACGATATGCGGTTCCATACTGAGCATGATGCTATGGATAGACACGAAGAGTAATAATCGTAGAGTTAACACGTGTCATTTACCTTGTTTAGTAATTCATCTTATGCAAGAAAATCATTTCTCTAGTCGATATGTTCCTGTGATGGTGTTGTTGGATTAACGTGGTGTTGATTAGGGTTTCATTTACTCCTAAGAAATAATAATTACATATAACATTTTATGTGGTATAATCATATTAATAATATATTTAAGGAGAAAATTTGAAGATAGCAATTCTAACTGATTCACATTTTGGGTTTAAAAAAGGTTCTGATATTTTCTCAGATCATTTTCAACGTTTCTATGAACAATTATTCTTCCCATATCTTGAAGAGCATAAAATAACTCATATACTTCATCTTGGAGATCTTTTTGATAATCGAAGAAGTATCCATATAGCTGCTGTGAAACGAGCTCGTGATATGTTCTTTTCTAAGTTGGGTGGGTATGAGTGTAAATTTATTATAGGCAATCATGATACATTCTTTAGGGATACATTATCAGTTAATTCCCCATCATTATTAATTGATAAAGATATGATAGTAGATGTACCACAAGAGTGGATGGGGATTGATTTAATTCCGTGGATCAACTCAGAGAATGAAGATAGTGTTGCGGAGTTTATCAAAAACTCGACTAACCGAATTGCAGGAGGTCATTTTGATCTTGCTGGTTTCTATATGAATAAAGGTGTTAAGTCTCAGTACACAGCTAGATCCAGAGAATCGTTAAACAAATATGAGAAAATATTCTCAGGACATTTTCACACTAGATCAGATGATGGTCACGTGTATTATATAGGGGCTCCGTATGAAATGACTTGGGCTGATTATGATGATCCTCGAGGTTTTGTAGTATATGATACAGAAACACAAGAACATGATTATATAGATAATCTTCATACAATATATGCTCAATGTTTATATAATAATGGATTAGAATATCTTCCTAAAGATAAAATAGTAAAACTTATTGTAGAGAGAAGAGAGAATTACAGCTCTTTTGAATTACTTACATATAAATTGATAGATCAATCGATTGATGTTAAGATCATTGAAGTGTTACCTGATGATGTAATAAGTGTAGATGTAGCTGATTTTGAAGTGATAGACACAGAAAAGTATTTGTTGGGATGGGTTGATAGATTAGAATCTGATATACATACTATTGCAGATAAAAAATCCATTAAGAGGTTGTTGTCTAAAATGTATAAAGAGGCTATGACGTGATTAAGTTTAAGAGTATAACATTCAAAAATGTATTATCGTATGGCAATATTCCAACTACCATAGAATTAGATGTATGCGGAACTTCTCTAATAACGGGAGCTAATGGTTGTGGTAAATCATCAAGTTTATTGGATACATTGTGTTATGGTTTATATGGTAAAGCGTTTAGAAAGATTAATAACATTGATTTGATTAATCGTATTAATAACAAAGCAGCTGAAGTTGAAATTGTGTTTGATGTAAATGATCGTAATTATATCGTGCGGAGAGGAATGAAACCTACTAAGTTTGATATCACGGTTGATGGAAAACCTCGTAATAAAGATGCTGCTGTTCGTGATCAACAGGATTGGTTAGAGAGTGTTCTTGGTATGAATGAAAAGAGTTTTAGACAGATTGTTGTCTTAGGCTCAGGTAATTATATCCCATTTATGCAGTTATCATCTAATGATAGAAGAAAGGTTATTGAACAGCTTCTTGATATAGAAATATTCTCTAGTATGAATGTTACGTTAAAAGAACATGTCCGTATTGTAAAAGATAGTGTAAAATCTACTCAACATGATTATGATATATTAGAAAGAGAAGTTGATGTTAATCGTAAACATATTAATGATAATGATGTGAAACGATCTGTGTCATTACAGAAGCTAGATGAAGAAATTAATAAAATTGATGCTGATATTAAAAAACTCAACAACGAGAATAAAGAGTTGAGTTCAATTGATACGTCAGATATCAAAGGTAAAATTCGGAAATTAACATCCATTAAAAGTGATGTGGATGCACGGATAAAATCAAATAAAAGTATGATTAAAATTATTAATAACGCTAATGGAACTTGTCCTACATGCACCCAGTCTATAAGTGAATCATTTAAAAATAGTTATATATCTGGTAGTGAAAGTGTTATCGATAGGTTAGAGGAGGGGAAAGTTGAGATGGTTGATGTGCTTGATTCTATGAATGATATGTTAAGTGTCATGGAGTTGAATATGAAAAAGTTATCTGAAAATGAGACTATTATTGATCAGAAGTTATCATTGATAACGATGTTAAAAGAATCAGATGCTATTACAGATGACTCTAAGCTTAAAGAGGATGTTAAGTTAAAGGAAGATGAGTTAAAATTGTTTAGGAGATCATTGAGTAAATATAATAAAACTGCTAATCATTTAAGTGTTATTGAGATTATGTTAAAAGATTCAGGAATTAAGACTAGAATCATTAAAAAGTATCTTCCTGTACTTAATGGTATAATTAACAAATATTTACAAGTATTTGAATTTAATGTGATATTGAATTTAGATGAGACGTTTAACGAGACTATAACACAGAATGGCAGAATAATTTCAGGTTATAATAATTTTAGTGAAGGAGAAAAGCTGAGAGTTGATCTTGCTATTCTATTTTCATTTAGAGAACTTGCACGAGTTAAAAACAGCGCAAATACTAATATATTAATATTAGACGAGACTCTTGATAAGTCTATGGATAGTACTGGAGTTGAGCATTTTTTAAATATTATCAGAGAGCAAGATAAATCACATATATTTGTTATATCTCATAAAGATGATATGGCAGGTAATTTTAATAGAAATATCAACGTGACAAAAGATGGTCAATTTTCTGTTTTAACTGAAACGATGTTGTGATTTTAATGTAAAATAACAGTTAACATATATAGTAATGTGCTGTATGATTAATAATATAATATAACTAATGAGGATTTTAATATGAAACTATGTAAAACAACCCAAGAAGCTATTAAGAACGTTTCTTCCATTAATCAAAGTATTATTTTTAAAACAGGGGAGAGTAGACTTAATACAATATCAGCTGAAAAAAATATATTAGCTTCTATCGCGATTGATGAGACATTCCCAGTTGATTGTGCTATATATGATTTGAATAGTTTCTTAGGAGCAATTAACTTGTTTGATGATCCTGAATTAACATTTAATGATACTAATGTAATTATATCAGAAGGTAATAATAACTGTGTATTCTATTATACTGATCCAAGTATAGTTATTTCTCCTCCGGAAAAAGATATTAAACTACCATCATTAGATGTAGAGTTTAATCTTAAAGAAGAATCAATCTACACTCTTCTAAAAGCATCAAGTGTTTTAGGAGTTGAGGATATAGTGATTAAAGGAGGAGATGGTAAAATTGTGATGCAAGCTGCTGATATTAAAACCTCTGGATCTAATTCTTTTACAATTGAACTCGGAGAATATTCTGGTGGTGTTTTTCAAGCTAGTATTAAAACTTATCATATTAAACTTCTTCCAGGAAGTTATAATATACAAGTATGTCGAGATGGTATTTCTAAATGGTCTAATGTCAATCGAGATGCTACATATCACGTTGCAATGAGTATGGTGTAATGTCGGATTCTAAAAGTAATTATGAAAATAGCAGTTATGATTGTGAACACTTTATTTACGATTCGTTAATGCCTATGATTAGAAGTGTTGAGGAAAATCAATATCACCGTTATAGTGATGATATGCATGATGTGTTTTTAGATGTGTTTTGTATGGCGTATAGTGTAATGCGACATTCAGGTTGGTCTGAAGAGATGATAACTGAACAAATACATAATATAGATAGTAATGTTGATTACAGTATTCAGGAAACTATACATTGAAAATGCAAATGATATGGGTTGAGAAGTATAGACCTCAAACGATTAAAGATTTAATTCTTCCTGATAAAGTAAAATCTACTTTTGAAGATTATGTGAATAATGGAGATTTTACTCATTTAATGCTCACAAGTCCTAGTCCAGGAACTGGAAAAACTTCTTGTGCGAAAGCGTTGTGTCAAGATCTTGATTTTGATTATATAGTGATAAATGGTTCAAATGAAGGTCGTCAAATAGATGTTCTTAGAACATCTATGCTTAATTACGCTACTACTATATCTCTCAATGGTAAACCTAAATGTATTATCATTGATGAAGCTGATCATCTTGGTCCTCAAGTACAGAAAGCGTTTCTTAATTTTCTTGAAGAACATTCAGATAAGGTTAGATTCATTCTAACCGCTAACAGTACTAATAAACTAATCGAGCCTATACATTCTAGAACTACAGAGATTAAATTTAATACTAGTAAAGCAGATAAACCTATGATGATGGCTACAATCATGAAACGATTGATGTTCATTCTCACAGAAGAAAAAATCGAACTTAAAGATCCTAAGATTTTAGCGACTCTTATTGAGAAACATTATCCTGACAATAGACGGATTATTAATGAGCTTCAGAGATATTCGAGTTCAGGTGTGATAGATGTTGATGTACTTGAGATGTTATCTCAGGATCATATCAATGAGTTGGTTAATGCTTTAAAGAAGAAAGATTTTAATCAGATGCGAATTTGGGTTGGAGAGAATATGGATCATGATATTCAAGGAATGTTCAAAGTTGTATATGAATATATGCTCCCATTACTAAATCCTGCGAGTATCCCTGAAGCGGTTGTGATGATGAGTGAGTATATCCATAAATGTAATTTCGCAGTAGATTCAGAAATTCATTTAGTTGCTTTTTTTACAGAGTTGATGGTAACAGTTGAGTGGAAGTAATATGTCTAAAATAAATCCATTTGATTTTTTAAACAAGATTAATAACAATGGGAATAATATTGTTAGAGATAATCCAGAACTAACATACCCAGAGTTTATGGTTAATAGAGGTATGTCACTTCACTCTGATACAATCTTTCAAGCGTATCAGGCTGATCAAATGCACGATATACACGATGAAGCTAAAATGGATTATTATATCGGAAGTGTATCGAAAAGGAAACGATACAGTAAATGGCCAAAACAAGTTGCAGATGATGATGTAACGTTTATACAAGAGTTATATCAAGTTAATCGATATATAGCTGAAGATTATATTAAATTAATGCCTGATAATGGTGTTGATATGCTTAGATCTAAGTATAATAAAGGAGGCATGGTTTAACATTTTCTAGAATCATAAATAACTTGATATTAATGATTTACAGAGAATATTGGATTATGGAAATTGAAGAAGTTGTTAAATGGGATACCTCTCTTTTAATTAAAGTTGAGTTAATTGATACAGATAGTTTTCTAAAAATTAAAGAGACATTGTCAAGGATAGGCATCAGTACAAAGGATAATGTATTATATCAAAGTTGTCATATACTACATAAACGTGGTGTATATTTCATAGTGCATTTTAAAGAGATGTTTGCTATGGATGGTAAACACGTGAATTTCACGTTGGAAGATATGACTAGACGGAATCGCATAACACTCTTATTAGAGGAATGGGGGTTATTGGAGATAGTATCAGACAACTTCAATGAGCAACCAAGATCTGATTATAACAATTTTAAAGTTATACCTTATAAAGATAAACATAACTGGGAATTGATACCTAAATACAGTTTCGGGAGATAGATGTTACCTGTGTATGAATGTATAGAGTTAAAATAAGCGGATAAACATACACAGTATTACTCCAGTTAATGACTAGTAATACAACCAAAGGAATAATTATGAGTACAAGTGAAGATATTTTTAAACAATTTGATGGCGAAAGTTTTGAATTTGGGATTGACTTCGTCGATAGCGTCAGCAAAGAACAAGAAGTTGATGACATTAAACAAGTAGTATCAGACAGCAATAGTAACCTAGAACATAAATTAGATGGACTAACATCTCACTTAGATCAATTAGCAGCTAAGATAGACTTTAGCGAATCTAAAGAATTAGTAGAAGCTAATGCGCAGCGCAAGGTGGTTGACATTGTGCAATTGATAGTACCTTTGCTTCGTAACCTACAAAAATCTCCAGAATCAGATACCATTTATTGGCCTGGTTCTAAGAGGGTGCCGATGATCGATTCTCAGTTAAATAAGATGAAAGTGATATTAGATAGTTAACTGTCTAGATAGAACCCTAGATCTTTCCACGTCAAACCAACAATATCATCCTCTGTTCCTAAATATTGAAGGTAGTTGTTACGAAGATAAGATAATTTGGTTATCACTTGGTTGAAATTTGTCCGTGCTAATCTTATGATCACAGATGGTGATAAGTGTGGTAATTGATCAGCCATTAATACTCCAGTTCTGAAACACCCTAACTCAATATGACATATGTTACTATATCTAAATCCTTTAGTTTTGGTTGATTTTTTATGAGCTCTCTCAAATGAATTTAAACCAGTATCATCCACATCGTTTAATTTTGTGCTAAGCATTTTAATACCAGCTCTCTTAAACGAATTTAAACCATTTTCATCTATATCATCTAATCTAGTGTTGAGGGTTTTGATACCAACTCTCTGAAACGTATTCAAACCATTTACATCTACATCATTTAATTTAGTCTCATTTCCTTTTCTTGTGTTTCGGATACAAGCATTCAAACCATTTTCGTCTATATCATTCAATTTAGTATTAAGCATTTTAACACCAACTCTCTGAAACGTATTCAAACCATTTTCGTCTATATCATTTAGTTTCGTATTAGATGCTTTAATACCAACCCTCTGAAATGTATTCAAACCATCTTCGTCTATGTTGTTTAGTTTAGACTCAATCATCCGTTTAGTTGATGGTATTTTAACATTATCAATCCAATCAGGATCGTTGTAATGTGATTTAATTTTATCTACAGCTGCTACCCACACTGTAGATTTCCAATCAGGGTTATTGTGATACTTGCTGTTACTCTTACCTATCTGGATGCATGCTGGTTTCCACACATCATTAACCCAATTTACATCTTCATGGTGTTTGGATATCTTCAAGCTAGTTCTGTTAAATTCATTTAACCCATTATCATCAATATTATTTCTTTTAGTTTCGAGTCCCTTATTAATACTTTCTACTGAATTCATAAACGAGTTAGCATACGATAGATTATAGAATAAAGGATTTGAAGCTGCCTCATATTCTCTTTGTAACTTCTCCTCGTAATCTAAACAATCTTTCTTAAACGAAAATGTTTTAACGATAATGCGTTCTAATTGAGGGGATTGATTTTTTTGAAGGATCTTGAAATGCTCAACGGTAGAAGATCCAAAGTAAGTATCCTCTTCAGGATTAATATTTTTCTCAATGAGTTCTTTACGTGTTGAGGAACCAATATAATACTTCTCTGTTCCTATAGGATTGAGATCAGTAATAAGATAAACGTAAAAGTTGGGGCCGCTATAAATAGATGTATACATGATAATACTCCAGTATTGTTGTGTTAGAAAGGGATTGATGCTAAGAACATTAATCCTTTTTGTGTATCTATGATTATTTATCGTTTAAAGAATCTCTCGTTCACAATTATCGTTTTGTGTGGTATAATTGTGTTATGATTAAAAATAAAAACACGTATGTATCTGTTGCCAAGCAAGGTAACAAAATTCTTCACCGTTTCGTTGATGAGAACGGTAATAAACACAACGAGAAGGTCACCTATAAACCTACACTCTTCACTAAATCTAAAGATGAATATAAACACAAGGATCTGCACGGAAATTCTATGCAACCCCATAAGTTTGATAATATGTGGGAAGCATCTCAATTCATTAATCAATATAAAGATGTAGATGGGATTGAAGTTGGGGGAATGGATAATCATGTTCTAGCGTATCTGGGTGATGTGTATCGTGATAGAGATCTTCAGAGACCTGATGGTATTAGTATCCTCATCTATGATATTGAGACTGAGTTTGTAGCAGGAAATGGGTTCCCTTTTCCGGATTTGGCAGCACATAGAATCAATGCTGTATCAGTATATTCATCATTGGAAGACAAATATTGGGTATTAGGTTTAGGACCAGATACATGGGAGTCGGATGAGTGTGAGTATAGGGCGTTTGATACTGAAACCGCTCTTCTTGAGAATTTCATTGAGCTTTGGAGATCCATTGATCCTGATATAATATCTGGATGGAATATTGACACATTTGATAATCCATACATCTACAATCGAATCACATCAATACTTGGGCAAGCGTATGCTGATAGTTTAAGTCCGTGGGGAATTGTTAAGAAGCGTATGATTAGGGATAAGTTTGGTAAGGATAAAGAGATTGTTGATTTCACGGGTATTGCATCTTTTGATTATATCCAGTTGTATCAGAAGTTTACGTTTACCGTTAGAGAGAATTACAAATTAGATACTATAGCTCATATTGAGTTAGGGGATAATAAAATCTCTTATGATGAGCATGCAGATTTAATGCAGTTGTATGAGAATGATTATCATAAGTTTCTTGAATATAATTTGAAAGATACTCAGTTGGTTAAGAGGTTAGATGATGCTTTAGGTCTTATGGATATTGGTATCAACTTCTCGTATATGGTTAAAGTTCCGTTTGATAAAGTGTTTGGAACTGTTACTCCTATAGATGCATGGATATATAATTACTGTTTAGCTAATGATATAATCGTTCCCCGAAATAGTCCATTTCAAGGAGATGCATCATTTATGGGAGGGTATGTATCAGATCCTGTAATAGGAAGACATGATTGGATAATCAGTTCAGATTTAACATCGTTGTACCCGAGTATCATTAGAGCGTTAAATATTAGTCCTGAAATGAAGATTGGGCATCGAGATGGTATTAGTATAGACGCTCTTTTAAATAAAGAGATTGATCTTCGGGGTATCGATTATACTATTAGTGCGTCAGGGGTAATGTATGATAGATCTAAACAAGGTATGATTCCGCATCTCATTGAAGGGTTATTTAAAGAACGGAAATGGAATAAAGGGAAGATGTTTGAAGCACAACGAGAGGTGGAGAAGTTAAAATCTGAGGGAAAGGATTACTCTGCTGCATCCAAACAAGTTGTCTTATATGATAATGCTCAGATGACAAGGAAGATTACGTTAAACTCTATTTTTGGTTCATTTGGATCTGTGTACTTCAGGTACTTTGATTTAGATGCAGCTAGATCGATTACTCATACAGGGCAGTTGATTGTTAAGTGGATGAGTGTTGGAATGGAACAATTCTTTCAAGGTATAGTACCATCTAAGAAAAAGTATTGTTATTACATTGACACTGATTCCAATTATTTTGATGTCACTCCTTTGGTTAATAAGATGCTTCCTAATGAATCACTTGATCAGAGAGTTGAAGCTCTTGCTAGATTTAGCTCCGACAAAATGGAACCTAAGCTCAATGAAGTGTATGATGAGTTGATGGATTATCTTAATGTAGCTGATAGATGTATCGCAGCTGATAGAGAGATTATTGGAACACAAGGAATTTGGGTATCAAAGAAGAGGTATGCTGTTAGAGTACATGATAATGAAGGGGTTAGATTAGACACTCCCAAGCTAAAGATTATGGGTCTCGATATCATTAAATCAAGTACTCCATCTATCCTTCGTGATAAACTTAAAGGTGCTTTAGAGATGATGATGGATTCTGATAACAATACTCTCATCTCATATATAGATAAAATTCGAGATGATTATAAGGATTATACGATTGAGGATATTGGTATGCCTAAATCAGTGTCTTATGTTGATAAGTATATTGATCTAGATGGTGGGTTGATTAAAGGAACTCCGATTAATAGTAGAGCTGCTATCATACATAATAGATTGTTGATAGAAGGTGAAGCGTTAACAGAAATAGGAGATGGAGATAAGATGATATATGTATTTCTGAAAACTCCGAATCCGTATCATTCTAATGTAATTGCTTTTAAAGATGGCATTCCATCAAAATTTGATTCTAAATGGATTGATAGAGATGTTCAATTTGAGAAATCGTTTATCAAACCTCTTCAGTTAATGTTAAAAGCAGTAAACTGGAATCATGAGAAAAAAGCTGATTTGAGTGGTTTTTTTGGGTAATATAATATTGGAAACACAAAATTTAATCTTATTGGGAGCCTCTTTTATTATGGTATTATTAAGAGGATTTCAACAACAAAATGTTATTCACTCATATTACTATTGGGCAGTGTTAACTACATGGGGATTATCTGTAGCTGAAGTTGCTATGTTGTTGTATGTGGTTAAGATTGGATGGGAAGCAGTTCCGTATATCGGATTAGGAGGTTCATTTGGAGTTGTATCAGCAATGTATATCCATAAACGCTTCATTAGAAAATAACGTTAAATAGTTGTTGACTTTTATCATTTTATATAGTATAATAATGATAGTATCAATGTAAGGAGATTATAAATGAGTTTGTTAGATAAGTTAAAAAAAGCTAGTACGATTGAAGATGTTGAGGTTTTGAGTAATTCTGAATTTTTCACTGATAAAGATAATACAGTTACTGAATTACCTATTCTTAATATTGCGTGTTCAGGACAATTGGATAAAGGTTTCACTTCTGGATTGACTTTAGTCTGTGGGCCTTCAAAACATTTTAAATGTTGTGGACCTGATACACCTATTGTTGTTTACGTTGCTGATTAGATTAATTAATTAGCTATTTCATAATAATAAAATCCTAAACTTTTCCAAGTCTTATTTATAGGATTATTGGGGAGGTTTTGAAGGAATAAACTTCGATTGATGCTGCCTTTACTGATTACAGCATTAAAATCTTGTTTACACAATCTTCGGATAGTTCTCGCTAGTACACTGTAAGTGTGTATCTCTTTAATAGCGTTTACTAGAGCTTGAGCTGAGTGGAATTCTCCAACTCCCTTGAACCCGTAAAATTTGTAACCGTGTCTTGTCTCTACATGTTTTCGTATCTTATCCTTCCCGATAGTCGCTTTCCATTCAGGATCAGTAATAGTTTCAATGTGTTTAGCGGTACTATCCTTTCCTGTAGTTGCTTTCCACTCAGGATCGTTTCTGGTGTTTATCATTTTAGCTGATTGTTTTTTTCCTGTAGTTGCTTTCCATTCAGGATCAGTAATAGTTTCTAATCTTTTAGCTGATTGTTTTTTTCCTGTAGTTGCTTTCCATTCAGGATCAGTAATAGTTTCAATGTGTTTAGCGTTTGAATTAAATGATGGGGCAAATCCTTTATTAGCATATCCTTTGTTGTAGAATAAAGGATTAATAGCTGCTTTGTGTTCTCGTTGTAAATTCTCCTCATAATCTAAACATTCTTTGATGTTATCAAATGTTTCAATTATTACACGTTCTAATTGAGATGATTGGGTTTTTTGAAGGATCTTAAAATGCTCAACAGAGGATGATCCGTAATAAGTATCCTCTTCAGGATTAATGTTATTTTCTTGTAATTCTTTACGATAAGAGGAACCAATATAATACTTCTCTGTTCCTATAGGATTGAGGTCAGTGATTAAGTAAACATAAAAGTTAGGGCCGCTATAAATAGATGTATACATTGCAATACGTCCTTATTGTTGTGTTAGAAAGGGATTAATGTTCGAATCATTAATCCTTTTTATTTATCTTTATGTTGACATTTATCGTTTAATGTTGTATAATTATATTAATGTTAATGATATTATGGAGAAAGTGAATGAAGCGGTTAAAATTAACGTATAAAGAGTTGTATGAGTTGATTGAAAAAGATCAGATGATAGAATATCATGTTAAGGATCATAACGGAGAATTTACAAAGGTTATAGGTATCAATAAGAAACAATCTGATACATATGATATCGATATCTCAGATGGTGCTATTAAGATGACTGTTGGTGATCGGCATGCTTTTATGAATTCAATCGGTAATGCTGTTGTTACAGAAGATTTAGTCCCAGGTGATCAATTAAAATCATTACATGGAAATTTACTAGTCACATCTGTTGACAATTTCAAGAAAGATCAAGAAGTGTATGATATAGCTATATCAGATCCACATTGGTATACTAATGATGATAGTCATGGATTAATTCATCATAATAGTTTAGTTTCTTTACAATTCGTTTCTGCTTATATGGGTAAGCATAAAGATGCTGTATGTTTATTTTACGATTCAGAATTCGGTATGCCTGAGAATTACTTCACATCTAATGATGTAGATGTTGATAGAGTTATACATCTTCCAGTCAAGAATATTGAGGAGTTGAAGTTTGATATCATGCAACAGTTAGAAGCTATCAGCAAAGATGATAAGGTTATAATCTTTATTGATAGTATCGGTAATCTATCCAGTAAGAAGGAAATGGATGATGCTATTGATGGAAAATCAGTTGCTGATATGTCAAGAGCTAAGATGTTGAAATCGTTATTCCGTATGGTTACTCCTTATCTAACAATGAAGGATATTCCTATGATTGCTGTTAATCATGTATATAATGAGATTGGTTTATATCCTAAAGCTATCGTTGGAGGAGGGCAGGGTGTGTACCTCTCAGCTGACACAATCTTCATCATGGGAAGACGTCAGAATAAGAAGGGTACTGAGGTTAAGGGTTATGATTTTATCATGAACATTGAGAAAAGTCGATATGTTAGGGAGAAGTCTAAGTTACCTATAACAGTATCATGGGAAGGTGGTATTGATAAGTATTCAGGATTGCTTGAGATTGCTAGACAGTTGGAGTATGTTACCTCACCTAAGAATGGATGGTATACTAGACCCATGATTGAGGGTGATAAGAACTGGAGAGCGGGAGATTCATCGTGTGCTGAGTTTTGGGATCCATTATTGTTGAGTGATGAATTTAAAACAGCTATTACACGTTCTTATGAAGTGGGTAGCTCTCCTATGGAAGGTGATATGGATGAGTGAGCTTGATGTAGATCTTAAAAGATATAAGTTGTGTGTAGATCAACATGGAGTTGATAGATATTCTGATATGAAGGGTATCTTCACCCAAGATGCTATTGTATTTATAAATGAGAATGATCTAGTTGATGTTAGTCTTGATGATGTTATAGATCACCATGGTATTATATTTTATGCACATGCTTTATCTAGGGATGACCCATCTATATACGGTACATATTATAATAAAGGAGAGCCAATGTTAATGTTAAAGTCAATGATGGAGATAGCAGATGAATAATGATCAAGTTAATTTAGTTACAGAATCTGGATATCATATACAATTTAATCCTGATTCTGTTGAGATTTCGGAAGATGGAGAGGTGGTACTTGATATTGTAGTGTATAAAAATGACGTTCCTGTTAATGATTATGATAAAGATGAAGTTGATGGAGCTATATCAAGATTTATAACAGATGTATTTAAACAAGCAATGGAGATTGATGAACATGAGTAAAATTGTAGTAATGAAGTTGTTGTCAGGGGATGATATTGTAGCAAATGTTGTAGATGCAGGTACTAATGAATCTGTTATTGAAATACGGGATGTGATAGCTCTACACCAAGTACCTATGGAACAAGGGGGTATTGGTGTAGCTGTTCATCCATTCTTACCTTATGTTACTGAAGGACATGTTTTTTCTATCGCTCTATCTCATGTTATTGTTATGGCTCCTCCATCAGAAGATATTCTGAAACAATATAATAATGTATATAAAGAGAAAGAGAAAGAGTTAATCAATCGTAAAGAATACAAACATTAAAGTATAGGGTATACTGTATATATGATCACAACTGAAAATGTTATAATATCTGAGTTATTGACTAACGTTGATTATCTTCAAAGAGTGATCGCACATATTAGACCAGAATATTTTCATGATGCAGCAGAGAGAGTGGTTCTAGAAGAGATTATAAAATATACAATTAAATATGGCAATGCTCCTAGTAAAGATGCTCTTGCTATTAATATTGATTCTCGAGATGATCTTAATGAGCAGCAATATATTAATGTGATTGATGTATTGGAAAATTTATCTGAAGAATCTCATGATAATGATTGGCTTATAGATGCAACAGATCAGTTTATCAAAGATAAGAGTGTATATAATGCTGTAATGGAAAGTATCTCTATTATTGATGATAATGAAAAGCCTAATACATCCCTCCCTGATATACTGAGTGATGCGTTATCTGTATCTTTAGATGATCATGTTGGTCATGATTATTTGGATGATATTGAAGAACGATATGATTTTTATCATAACGTAGAGGAACGTATACCGTGTGATCTAAGCCGATTGAATGTGGCAATGAAAGGGGGAGCACCTAAAAAAACGTTAAACTGTGCTATGGCGGGTACAAACGTGGGGAAAACAGTATTTTTATGTTCATTAGCGGCATCTTATTTAAAACAACATAAAAATGTGTTGTATATTACGATGGAGATGGCTGAGGAACGTATTGCTGAACGTATTGATGCTAATATTCTAAAAACCCCAATGGATGAGTTGGAACATCTTGATAGAGATATGTACACCACAAAATTTAAGAATGCTATGAGTAATGTGAAAGGTAATCTTATTGTAAAGGAATACCCTACAGGTGCAGCATCTGCAGCAACGTTTAGAGGGTTGTTAAAGGAATTGAAAATAAAGAAGGATTTTACTCCGGATATTCTTTTAATTGATTATCTAGCGATCTGCTCTTCTACTAGATATAGTGGAGTGTCGGAGAATAGTTATCATTTCGTTAAAGCAGTCGCAGAAGAGTTGCGGGGATTAGCGATTGAATGTAATGTTCCAATATGGACAGCAGCTCAAACGAATCGTGGTGCATTTAACGATTCTGATCCTGATATGACAAGTATTGCTGAATGTATATACGTAGAAGAGCAGGTTGAGTTAGTTAATGGTGATTTCATTGCTATTAAAGATGTTGAAATTGGTGATAAGATTTTAGATAATGAGATGTATAAGACTGTGGTGACTACTCATCACGTGAAACCTAAAGATTGTGTTAAGATCACATTAAAATCGGGGAAAACTATCATTGTATCTAAGCAACACGTTTTCCCTACTAAGAGTGGTCGTAAATCGATAGATTTAGGGTTGTGTGTTGGGGATAGATTGAATACTAAATGATCTGTTGTTGATGTGGTTATATAAAGATAGGATTACCAGAAACGGAGATTGGAATGACACAAAAAGAGTTTGAGCAGGATTGTTATGAAAAAGCGCAAAAATATATACAAGGTGGATTGGTACACGCTGGTACTGATTTATTAAACCTCACTGAAGTGTTTATATCTATGGGTCAAGAGCATTTGGATAGAATGTTATTATCTGACTCTAAAATAGATTATAATGATGAGATAGTTGCTATTGAAGAGGTGGGAGTTAAGGATACTGTGGATATTTCAGTTACTGGAGATCATCTTTTCTATTGTAATGGCATATTAACGAAAAATTCATTTGGACTTGCTGCCACTCTCGATTTCCTCATTTCATTAACGACTAATGATGAGTTATCTGAGATGGGTCAAATTAAATTCAAAACTATTAAAAATAGGTATACTGAGGATAAAAAATCATTTATGGTGAATGTTGATTTCCCTCGAATGACATTCTCTGATGTTGATGATATATCTACTAACTATTCAGTATCACCCCAAACTCAAGATTTGATGTCTAATAAACCTACATTTAACTCTAGAGTTAGTAAATTTGATAGTATCGTTGTTAATTGAACTGATAAATAATGAGATGAATGAAGAACATAAAAATAGATTGATATCTAAAACGATATCAGATGATATCCGGACATTAGAGAGATTCGTTAAATTATACTCAAGAAAATCATCAATAATCCGTAAATTATCATCTGGTAATAACGTTGATTATGGACAAGATTCTGATGTGATTTTACATGGAATTTCTTTGATATCTCAAACACTAACTAAATTAAAGAGTGTAACATGAAAAGTTTCTTAGATCATTTGGATGAGGTTAAATTCAGCTCTAAACGTATTAACTCAGTGTTAACTTTACTAGCATCTCTAGCTAGTAAAAAAGTTGGAAGTGAGTTTAAGAGACTTGAGGGATCCATCTTCCTTGATGTGCAATTTAAGAAAGCTGATGGTATAAAAGGATCTGGTGCCTTATATATGAATGAAAAAGGTCAGATGCTTCGTATAGGAGTTAGCAAAGGTAAGGGTTTCGAGAATAAGAGTAATGAGCTTAATACTTTTGATTTCTGGGAAGCGGGGATGGATTGGTCGAAGCCTTCTCGATCAGCTATAGCATACCCTCATTATAATATCATAGATGTAGTGAATGATGTACTTCTTTATGTTATTAAAGGTAATTATCCTATTAAAGAGAGTTTAGATGAAGCAGCGACTCAAGTTAAATCAGGGTCAAAATTATTCCTCTACGCATTATCTAAAGGGTGGGAAGCAGAGGATGCTGTAGCATTAACACAGCATAGTCTCAAATCCCGATTGAATAAATCTGGTGATTGGGATAATGATGAGTTTAGAGGATATAAGAAGATAAGCTCATCAGAAGTTAATAGCGTTAAAGTTAATATGAAAAAAGCTGATAAAATATTAGCAGATCGTAAGTATGCTGATCCCGATTTAGTATTTAATGATATTGAGGATTTAGCTAAAGTGGTTGCATCAGGTGCTCAGAATAGTATGATTGTGGCTGGGATGGCTGGAATTGGTAAAACGTATCACATCGAAAAAACTCTAGAATCTATGTTTGGATCTCCTGACGGTCCAAACGCGAGATGGAGACATTATAAAGGGGCTAAGTTATCAGTCTTTGGTTTATATAATGCTCTATATCAAAATAGAACTGATATGACTATAGTATTTGATGACTCTGATAGTGTGTGGAAGGATGCTGATGCAGTTAACATCCTCAAATCTGCTTTAGATACTTATGAGAAGAGAAAATTATCGTGGACTAGTAAAGCGACGTTCCCTGTTCAAAATCTAACTCCAGAAGAGAGATTGGAATATGAGATGAAGGTTGATGGAGAGTTATTGGATCCTGATTCACTTTCTGCTGTTAAACTTCCATCAGAGTTTATCTTCACGTCTAGAGTTATATTTATTAGTAATCTCCCTCCTAATAAGATTGACTCTGCTATTCAATCAAGATCACTGTTTATTGATGTAAACTTAACAAGAGAGAGTGTAATCCTCCGAATCAAATCAATCCTTAAAGTTATTCATTTAGATGTATCAGATGAGGAGAAGTTTGCTATTGTGGATGCGTTATCAGAAAACTCTTCGACTCTAACTATGAGAGCTGTTGAGGCTGCTATGGCTATTAAAAAGGCAGGAATCAATGATTGGGAAAGACTTGTTTCACAGTACGTCTAAACATCCTCGTAATAGTAAAATCCTAAATCTTGATGGGATGTTGCGATGGACGTGAACAGTATACAAACGGAAACTACAGTTATTGGAGAGTGTATCAAATGAAAACATTTGAGATGTATATCAGTGAGCGGAGACGGAATCCAGATCAGAATCCTAGAATATCAGCATATGATGCTCTATTAAAGTATAAAGATGATTCTGATATGTATATCAGTTTTACCTCAAAACGAAAGATTGGGATTAATCCAGCGTCTGATTACAATACTCCCTTATCTATATACACTTACCCTTTAAAAGAGATTTGGAAGGGATTTGATCATAAACATAAACGAATTGTAGTACCGTTTGCAGGTCAATATAAACATATATGGGTGTTGAAGCAAACTGGGACTAAATTTATAAAAAACATGAATCAGGATTACTTATCGAGTGATTATGATCGAGATATGATGAAGTTGAGAGATTTATATGAAAAGGAATCGATGGCCTCTGTAACTAAAGACGCTATACTATTCTCAGCTAAAAAGATAACCCGAGCTATTATAGGTATTAACTCTAATCAAGATTCTAAGCATCTTGTATTTGGATCTATGATTGAAAATGTTTATGATGTTATTAAGATTGGAGTTATTAGCTGGGATGAGTTTAAGTTGAAGGTAAATGCATTTCAATCCCTTGATAAAGATTATACACAAGTTGAAGTTGAGCTTAAAAAACACAATGATATGTTCATTGCTAATAGTATATCATTTATAGAGAAGCAGGGAGCACAAAACGCTCGTTTTAAATCGCCTATTGGAATATTTTGGTATGTTACTATGAAGCTTGCTGAGAAGCTTGCTACTGGAGGACAGTTTAAACCAAGAGGTGTCAAAATTGGAAATAAGACTTCAAGAAAATGGAATAGTGTATTACGATCCTTAGGTTATGCGGGTTTCGCTGATAAAGATGGAAAGGGAATTATACACTCTTCAGAACCAATGCAGGCAATATTCTTAGATAAGAAGAGTTTTAAAGTCATTGAACTGATATACAATGAGATTGATAAATAATAATATGAAAACATTTACCCAATACATCTTTGAAGGAAAAGCGTCTCTAAGTAGATCGAATTTCTCGGATAATCCAATTAGATTTGAGAAGTTTAAAGAGTTGATTTCTCAAGGATTTGAATTTGAATTAGTAGATAAACATGGATCTAAGAAGGTTGTTATAGATAAAGCGGTATTATCAGTGTTATCTGATGATCCTTCGTCCATTCCTGCATCTATTGATACAACGGACGGTCCTCATACAATTGGGCACTTCTTCAAAATCCCAGAACTTGGAGGGGGCAAGGGATCAGGAGGAGGGGCAGCGTCAACTAGATTGATGGAATCACTTCAATGTTTGTACTGTTCTTTAGCGTTTAATGTAGTTAAAGGGAATATATCAACACTCCACCTCCTCTCAGATAATTTAAAATCTGCGGCAAAGTACATTGATGTGGATGAGCAGTTTGATAATCTCTTAAACGTTAATCAACAAGATTGGATTGATGGGACTATATTAGCAGCGAATAAAATATACAACTATCTAGGTAATCACAAGTATACAATGCATCGTGGATCTAAATTCATGAAGAAGATATACCAAAATAAAACTGATTTAATGAAAAAGGAATTGGGAACAGACTTGAATCCAGATAAATGGAATCCAGGGGATGTCTGGTTCGTAACATCTGAAGGGGAGAAGCAGATTAATAGAGGAAGTGGATCTATTGATGATTATAATCTATTGATTAAACGGTTATTCCAGAGTAGAGATTTAGTCGGTATATCCTTAAAGAAGATTGGGGGATCGGTAGCTATAGATGCTTATAATATAGAAGTTGAAGTTGTTGATGATAAATTCTCTTCATTTATAACTTCATCTAAACGAAATGATTTTTTTAATTCAATTGATGTGTATCTATTCTCAGATAAAAATACTACAATTCAATTGAGAGCATTTGGTAAGATTACGGGATGGCAGGCTGAGATTAAAGAGAAGTTAGCTAGTGGGGGTAAGATGAGTTTAGGCCCGATTAACATGCTCCTAAGAAGATTGAAGCATAGAATTCTCCCTGATAGTAAACGAGTATCAAAAGCAGCTAAGGAACCTAATAACGTGTTCTGGAAAGAGTTTCATAGACTGTATGAGAAATATTCCGATGAACAATCTATGTCACTAGAAGATTTTATCCTTAAAGCTACTTCTGGGAAGATGTCAAATCCTCAAAAAGCACACTCCTTCCGTTATAGTAAGTTTTTAGGATTGAAGTTCATTGATATTTTAAACGGAACATCTAAAAGATCTGATAAAGATGATATAATTAAAGGTATGATAAGGTATGCTAGATCATCAACAGATCTCTCTTCTGTTTATATTAAAGTTCATTAATCAAATAAAAAGGTACACTAATGTATACGTTTAAAGAATATATAGATCTGAATGAAGGGGGTAATATAACAATCCCTGATATACATGGAGTTGAGCATGATGCAGCTCGTATCCCATTAGAGGATATTGGCCGTAAAACATTTGTTGAATCTTTCCAAAAATTTTTCTTAAAGCTTAATACTATATTCGAGAAAGAGTATAATTATCCTCTATGGCCGGATACTGGGGAAATCACTAATGCTGGTATCTTTAACGGCTCCACTAGTTTCATTATGAGTGCTGATTACTCTGATGAAGAAGTGCTTAAATATAAAAAAACTGCTGGTGATATTGATGTTGCATTCCCTCGAGAATATGGTCCTGATCTATATAACTTACTTCTTAAACTTAGAGGAAAGGAGTTGGTTCCGGGATTAGAGTATATAGGGAATAACGCTAAAACTCAAGATAAATTAGGCAATACTATAATATGTATAGTGAAAGCTCGTTATGGTGATATAGAAGTATCTGCTCAAGTAGATATGGAATTATCAGAATTCGTACAAGGTAAACAAACCGATTGGAGTGCTCATATACACTCGAGTAGCTTTGAAGACGCTAAGGCAGGAATTAAAGGAGCAGCATCAAAATTCTTATGGAGAGCGTTGATTGGGATCACTTCACAAGTAACAGATAACTTCTTAGAAGCGACACCATCTAGTACACCTGATAAGATAACAATCAAAAAGAAACAGCCTGCTTACTTGAGTCTTATAGTGTATGGAGGAGAAGCAGGTGTTGGTACGAATCCTGCATATGAGTTAATGGTTGATTCAAAGAATAAACCTATCTTAGTAAATGGGAAGAGGGTGTTCCGTAAGCTGAAGCCTAAAGAGAGGACTTATGATAGAAATCTAGGAAACCTCATTAAGATAGCATTTGGGGGCAAGATTGATTCTAAGAAGATACCTAAGAAGGAGTTAGATAGTTTTGTTAAGACATTAGCGATAGCTAATAAGTATCTTGATAAAAAGAGTAAGGAAGATGTGAATTATAGGTTCATGTTAATATTGTTTGGAGAAGATGGAAGGACACAAACTATTGAGCCTAAAAATCCAAGAGAGGATTTAGAGATTAAGATGGCTATGTATAATAAACTAATTGAACTCTTGAAAATTAAAGCACATCCGCAATTAGAGGCTAAGGTTAATATGTACATGAAGGTTATGCATAAGTCATAATTTAACATCTTCGTAATAATAAAACCCTAAATCGTGATATGATTTACCAGTAGGATCATCTTCTAGGGACTGGAGAAATGGACTATTCCCTCTTCTCGTGATGATTGTTTTGAAATTACTTTTAGCTAATTCATGAATACGAGATGAGCTCAAACTACATCCGTAATGTTTTTTAATAGCAGCAGCGAGTGCTTTAGGAGTGTGAACAACCTCCACTCCTTTAAATCCGTAACACTTGTGACCACATAACGTTTTACTTCTCTTCTGTGCAGCGTCTTTTCCGGTAGTATTTTTCCATTTTACATTATTTACAGTTTTGATGTGTTTAATAGCACCTCGTTCATGAGAATTCAATCCACTATCGTCTATATCATTTAATTTAGTGTATTTAGTTTTAATAGCACCTCGTTCATGAGAATTCAATCCACTATCGTCTATATCATTTAATTTAGTGTATTTAGTTTTAATAACACCTCGTTCATAAGAATTCAATCCATTATCATCTATATTATTTAATTTAGTTTCACTTATTTTAAATACACTTCTTTGGTATGAATTTAATCCATCATCATCTATATTATTTAATCGAGATGCACAAGTTTTAGCACCAGCTCTTTGATAAGAGTTCAATCCATCGTTGATATCATTTAATCTAGTTTCTTTTACTTTAAATGCACTTCTTTGATTTGTATTCAATCCGTCATCATCGATGTCATTTAATTTAGTTTCTTTTACTTTAAATGCACTTCTTTGATAAGAGTTTAATCCATCATCATCGATATCATTTAATCTAGTTTCTTTTGCTTTAACTCCAACTCTTTGATAAGAGTTCAATCCGTTACTATCTATATCTTTTAATCTCGTTGTGTTAGATTTAAGGATAGCTCTTTCAAATACATTTAATCCATTCTCATCCACATTAGTGAGTTTTGTTTTTACTGTTTTCAGTTGCGATTCAGCAGTTGTTGAGAATCCACGATTAGCATAACATTTGTTGTAGAATAAAGGATTGGAAGCGGCATCATGATCTCTTTGTATCTTCTCCTCATAATCTAAACATCTTTTCTTAGAAGAAAATGTTTTAATAATAATGCGTTCTAATTGAGGTGATTTGGATTTTTGAAGAGCTCTAAAATGTTTAACAGAAGAAGACCCAAAATAAGTATCTAGTTCTGGATTTATGTTATTCTCTTGTAGCTCTTTACGATGTGATGACCCAATATAATACATCTCTGTTCCTATAGGATTGAGATCAGTAATAAGATAAACGTAAAAGTTGAGGCCGTTATAAATAGATGTATGCATGATAATACTCCCGTATTGTTATGTTAGAAAGGGAATGGTGATTGGTTCATCATTCCTTTTCGTATATTTATCAGATGATAAATATTAATATGAAAACATTTAAAAGTTACCTTAATGAATTAGTGCACTTCTCTGAAATACTCACGAAGAAGGGTGAGTCTTTTGTTGATAAGTTACTCTCACAATACATTATAGTGAACTTTAAGATTGATGTAAGTGCATTCGTTTTTGGTAAAGAGAATGGTGAACTTGTCTTTTATGGAAGAGAAGGTAAAATCGAGATTGATAAAGTTAAACGAGCTGGTATGGATCTTTTTGAGCCATTCATTGAGCGTATAGAACAATCCGATTGGCAACAGATGCCAGATGGTATTAGAATATATGCTGAAATGTTTACTGGTAAATTTGAGCCTATCATTAAACATCCTGTAACACCTAAGAATGGATTGATCATATCTTACAGTGAACTCAATGGTAAAAGGTTGTTGCCTAATAATCCTATTAATATAGAGATGGCTAAGTTATTTGATATAGCTCCCCCTCCTATTATGTTTGAAGGTAAGTTGAATAATAAACAGAAAGGTATGATCAAAGACTTCTTGAATAATCCAGAAGATTATAAACAAGTTGATTTTACCAAATTCATCTTAGGCTTATTCTTACCACCTAAGAGTGTTAGTGGATTAATTGATGATCTAATTGAAGGTATTGTGATATACTTTGATGATGGATCAATGAGTAAGATTGTAGATCCAGGCTTTACTGATACAGTTAAGATGAAAAAAGTGAAGATGAATGATAATACTTATAATGACACTTTGAAAGATGTTATCTTCAAGAATATAAAGTCTTCATATGATGCTATTATGACTAATAAGACTACATTAAAGAAGATTAATAAAGAGAAGAGTTTGGATGATAAGTATATTAGATTAGCTGCTGCATTAACTGGTTCATTGATGCATAAAGTGTCTAAGCAGTTTAAAGATATTGATATGTATAAAGATAGTGCACTAGAGAATAGATTCTCTTCTGTAACACATAAGATGTTGCCTGTTGGATTTAGTCAGATGATAAAGATTAAGAGTTGGTGGGCTGAAGATGTATTCCGAGTTGTATTGTTTGCATTGCCTAGAGAAAAGAAGAGAGTGCATAAAGCATCAGGATTAACACGAGAACGGAAAGAGTTGATTAATAACATAGTTGCTGATTTAAGAGTTAGAGGAATAGTAGAATGAAATTGTTTAAAGATTTTGTGAATGAAGGTAAGGAGATATTACCTCGAGATGATAACGCTCCTAAAGTATCATTATTTTTAGGTCGTATGGCACCGTTACATATAGGTCATCTTGCGATAATAAAGGAGATGGGTGATAATCCTATTATATTATTAGTGAAGGGTAAAGATTCATCTAATGATAAGAAAAAGAATCCATTTGACGCTAAAACACAGACTAAGTGGATCAAGATGGTAGCGCCACATGCGGAAGTAAGAGAGATCAGTTCTGGATTTTTACCTAAGATTGCCGCAGAGTTGAGATATGAAGGTAAAGAATTGACTGCAGTATTCGCTGGTGAAGATAGGTTAGCTTCATACGAGAAGCAATTCAAGCGTATGACATTAGAACCTGAATTTGAGTATAACATAGACTTTAAATTGACGAAGCGTATTGCGAGTGCTACTGATGTTAGACAAGCTATTATTGATGATGACTATAATGCATATAAGAAGTTAATGCCGAGTAAGTTACACTCTGAGTATAAATTAATGCAAACGTTGATGACTGATAAATAAGATTATTAATTAAAAGGATATAAAAATATGTTTAAGAAAACTAAGAAAAATGAAAATAAACGAGAAAAATCAAATGTAGAAGTGTTGGTTGAGTCACCTGATAGATCAGCCTCTAAAGGAGATTCTCTTCTTAGAGATGCGTCCACAGGTGTATTTTATCGTGGCCCAGCTCAAACTGGTTCTGCTACTGGTACTAATGCAGGTGAGAAGTTCTGGGAAGTGTAATGTCTAAACCAACGATTATAATCAAAACCGTTGAGGATATGTATCGTTCTATTGAAGAAATGATAAATCAGATACATTCCCAGTATGATAATGATGTTCAAGCTTCCAGTTCAATTAGAAGAAGTGTTATTGAAGGGTTAATTATGGGGGCAGGAGGATCGTTAAAGAATAATATTGGAATATTCTCTGCTGCAATGGCTAATAATAAATTCAAGAAGGCTTTATGACTGAAAGTGAGATTAAATCATATGCTGCTCGATTTTATAATGATGTGGCATCTGATACTAGAATCTTCTTACAAGATTTTAGTAAGATAAGACATCTTATTAGATATCTTGGGGAAGAAGATAAACGTTGTAGACTTATTCTTAATACTGTTATAATATTAAATAATGTATTTGATCCAAGAGCGTTATCAGTTATTTTGTTCCATAGCGTTCCGGAATCGACTCATCTTGAATTGAATACATATTTAAAATATCTTAATATCAATGTTCAAGAGATAACAGATTATGATACTGTTTTATATGATAAACTAATATTTGATATCTGATGTGTTGATAAATAATATTGTTAATTAAGGAAATAATGGAGTTTAATATGTGGATATCTAATGCCGATTAAATCTGAAGGAAAACGATCTAAATTTGGAAGATTAGGAGATCTATATTACTCTTATAGATTCATTAAACTTATAAGTTTACCCTGGGAAGAGTGGGAAGCTTTCAAGTTAGGTATTATTGATGATGATGGTAAAGTTATTAAGAAGCATAGAATCGGTAATGAAGAAAAGAATGCATATACCCCTTTCCACCGATTAACGAGAAATTTAAAAAGACTTTTACATAAACTACCCCTAGGATCCCGTATGATTTCTAAAGCTGCTGCTGCATATTTTCTATTAAGAGAAGAGTTGGTGAATCAAGGTGGTAAATCTGATGTTATAGATGAAGCGTTCCTCGATTACATTAATAAAGATGATACAGTTGATTTGAATGAGGAGATTGCATTGAAGATCCTTGTGAATGAATCAGCTGTCATGTCTGCAGATGTTGCATCATCTCCATCCCCTTTAATATCAGATCCTGATGGATATGCAATGGGAATGCCGTATTATACTTGCTCTCTTGATGTTTATCACAAATGTGTAAATGGAAAAAGGAAAACGGGCCGTTGGCAATCACATTTGGATGGGGATGAAAGAGCAGAAGGTATTAAGAATTGGGCTAAACTTAATGCTAAAGAGGGTTTAATGATACAAAATGAGAAAACTAATGCATATACGGTTTTGAGAAGACCATCAGGTCCAGGGAGATGGAACCCTCATACATAATGGAGTTATAATGAGATATTTTTGTGATAGTGTTAAACGGCCGTATTCATGTGGATATGCCGCGTATAAACCAGTGGTGTGTTGTTTTCATTGTGATAAGAAAGATCATTGTTGGCAAGAGCAGATTAATGAAAAGTCAGAAGCTAAAATCCCTTGTTTGAATACAGATGTGACTCAATGCGACTTCAATTTCTGAGTGCCTTATCAATAGAATATATGATTTAATTGATGTGATAAATAATATCATAATTAACGGAGAATATAATGGGAAGTAGAAAAATATCTAGTTTACCAGTAGCATCTATTGATGGTACGGAAGAGTTACTAGTCAATGACTCAGGTACATCTAAAAAAGTAACGATTTCTAATGCAGTCAACTCAGTAGTAGACGTATCAGGCGCTACTGTGGGTGGTGATCTGAGCGGAACAGTCTCAAATGCCCAACTAACAGCTAATTCCGTGGGAACATCAGAAATTGTAGATGGATCGGTTACAGCAGCTAAATTAGATACTACATATGAATCTGCTGATGCTGACATTCAAACTCACATCACAGCAAGTCATGCACCTTCTGATGCTAACAATTACACATTACCAAGTTCGGTTGTACATGATAGTGAGTTGAGTTCTTCCACATCAAGTACATCCACCTCAACAGGTGCTAACAGTGCTGCTGTTAAAGCTGCTTACGATAAAGGTAATCATAGTCATAGTATGAAAGCTAATGCTGATATGAGCAACGTTGATAGTCTTCCACCATCTGTAGTTGCTACATTGAAGGGTGATACTGGTAATACTGGCCCTGCTGGTTCTAAGGGTGATACTGGTAATACTGGCCCTGCTGGAGCTACTGGTAATACTGGCCCTGCTGGTTCTAATGGAGCTACTGGAGCTACTGGCCCTGCTGGTTCT